CTGTTGGTGGGTAAGACTTCTGCATCCGGTTCTACACAGGGTGCGGAGTTAAGAGCAGATGGTAGATTACTTGCTGTTTCAACTTCAGATTTTGCAGGATATTTTAATCGCAAAACTACAGATGGTGAAATTGTTCGTTTTGTAAAAGACACCACAACAGTCGGTAGTATCGGTGTTTCTTATGGAGACAGAATAAACATAGGGACTGGCAATACTGGTCTTATGTTTAGAACAAGCAGTCGCTCTATTGATCCTGCTGACCCAAGTACAGGTCTTATAGCAAATGGCTCAATTGACTTGGCTCGGTCTATAAATCCTTTTAAAGACCTCTACCTATCAGGCACCGCCAATGTCGGAGTCGGACGATTTACAGCTCAAAACGTATTACACTCAGCCGCTACTTTAGTATTAGGTCATGAAGGCTCTAGCAAATCACAAATACGAGCATATGGCATTAATTCAGGAACGGTTGGATCGTTAGAATTTATGGTTAGCGCCTCTAATGGTACTGGCAACAAGTCAATGACGCTTGACTCATCAGGCAATGTTGGTATTGGTACTACTTCGCCTTCAGAATTACTACATATTGAAGGAGCGATAAATGCTGCTAGAGTAAGATTTGATCAATCAGGTGCACCTAGAAATAACTTTATAGGCTTACTTGGAGACGCTGACCAGTTAACAATAGCGGCAGATGAATCTAATCTTGGAGGAGATTCACATATATCATTCCGTGTTGATGCTTCAGAAGCAATGCGCATTGACTCATCAGGCAACTTGCTTGTTGGTAAGACTACTGCTGACAGCGGTGCTACAGCGGGAATTGAAACAAACAATAACGGTCGAATTAACGCTACTCGTGATGGTTCAATATCTGGAGTATTTAATCGATTAACATCTGACGGTGACATTGTTCAGTTCCGCAAAGACGGCTCAACAGTCGGTAGTATTGGTGCAGGTGGCGGTAACTTAAATATAGGTAATGGTACTGCAAACCTACGCTTTGAGAGCGGGTCTATAAGCCCTTCTGGAAACACAGCAGGAGGGTCTTCTGACGGAGTTACGGATTTAGGAATTTCAAGCAGGCGCTTCAAAGACCTCTACCTATCAGGCGCAGTCTCTTCAGCGACAGGTACTTTTAGTACTAACGTAAACATTGACGGGGTTACCCTGCAGGACAGTACAAACCGACCTGGCTTACTTCAAGTCTCTTCCTCTACTGGCACTTGGGACGGCTTCTCTATCGCTCCAACTGGCACTTCCCATTGGTCAATCATGGGAGATCAAGATAATCTTGGTCTTTATGACGATGTTAATGATGACTGGATACTTTATTACAATGAAAACAGTAGCCTTAATCTTTACCATAACGGAATTACCAAGCTCACCACTTCTACGAATGGTGTCATCATCGCCGGAGACATATACGTTAACGCCTATATGTATCACAATGGCGATACTAATTCCTACTTAGGATTCTCCGCAGCAGACGACTTCCGCATTGTCGTAGGCGGTCGTCAAATTATTCGCTGCGACGAAGGTACTGACCCCGATAAGATTCAATTCTATGATGCAAATAACTTCATAGACACTAGCGGTAACTTTCAAGTAGCCGGTACGGTAACAGCAGGGGGTCAACTTGCAGTCACTGGCCCGCAAGTTATTACAGCGAATACAACCGCAGTATCAGGCTCTTTCTTAACGGTAAAAACAGCAGGGATTACGATTACACTACCTGCCTCTCCTAGCGTGGGAGACTTTGTACTTGTAAAAGATGGAACAGGGGCAGCATCTACAAGTTCATTTACTGTAGCCCGTAACGGACAAAACATCGCTTCCTCTGCAACCGACCTAACATTTGACAAGGATTACGCGCAAATCACAATGACTTATGTTGATGCAACTATTGGCTGGAGCGTATAAATGAGTAACTTAAGCGAATTATTAGGTGGCGCAGGTGGTGGGGCTTCATCAATAATTAAAGTAACCAGAACAAGTAATGTTATTTTAGCTAGCGCTGACTTAGGCAAATTAATTGATATTACTAGCGGCACTTTTACGCAAACATTTTCAGCATCCGCAACACTTGGCGACGGCTGGTATTGCTACATAAGAAATAACGGCACTGGCGACATCACGCTTGATCCTAATTCTTCAGAAACTATAGACGGATTAACAAGTTTTATCATGTATCCAAATGAGGTAAGGCTTATCCAGTGTGATGGCTCTACTTTAACCAGTATAGTTTTATCCGCATTTCATAAAGTATTCACATCGTCTGCAACTTTTATAAAACCAACCGGATATTCTGGATTCAGTGTTTATGTTCTTGGCGCTGGTGGTGGAGGCGGTGGAGGCGGTGTTGCGAATGGAAGGGGAGGCGGTGGAGGCGCAGGCGGTGGTTCTATTAAATTTGATTTTTCTCAAGATGCTCTTTCATCGTCAGAAAGTGTAACTATAGGGGCTGGCGGCACTTCGGCTTCAACAACCGCTGGAACTGATGGAGGAAACACGACTTTTTCCACTCTGAAAGGATATGGCGGCGAAGGAGGTGGCGTAGGCGCAACATATAATGTCAATGTTCCTCTTGCGACTGGAGGCGGTGTTATGTCGGAAGACGATACCGCGAGCGGCTTGCGATACACCCGTCTTGCCAATGGTTCTAGTGAGTGGGGAGGCGCAGGTACAGGCAACAATAATCCTCGTAATAGTGTTGGTATGTTTGGTTATAGTTCTGTTTGGGGTGGGAGTGCTGGAGGAGCTGGTCAGCTTAATGTATTTGCTGCTGGAGAAGGAGGGCTTTCAAGAACTATTACTGACACGATGCGTGGTGGAGGTGGTTCTGCAACTCTTGGTGGTGCTGGAGGTAATGGCCCGACCTATGGCGGGGGAGGTGGAGGCTCTGGTGCTATAGGAGGAAATGGCGGGTATGGATGCGGAGGCGGTGGAGGCGGTAACACTAGCTCGGCTGCATACTCTGGTGGTAATGGCGGCTCAGGCTTAGTTGAAATATGGGGGATCGCCTAATGAATAGATTTGCAGTTATTGAGAACGGCATGGTGTCCAATATTGTGGAAGCAACAGCCGAAATAGCATTAAATAATAATTGGGTAGAAGCTCGCGATGCTTGTATTGGTGATTCTTATGTTGGAGGAATTTTCTCAAGACCTAACCAAGATGAAAAAAAAGCCGCTAATATTAGAGCGCAGCGAGATAGACTTCTTTCCTCTAGTGATTGGACACAGGTAGCAGACGCGCCAGTTGACCAAACAGCGTGGGCGGCATATCGCCAAGGTCTGCGCGACATACCTTCTCAGGAAGGATTTCCTAACGAAGTGACTTGGCCTACAGAACCGGAGTAACACATGACAACTTTTACTTGGACTATTGCAACACTTGAATACGACCTACAGCCCTCTGACATGGACGGCGCTGTTGTTACGGCACACTGGAGAGTGACCGCTGAAGAAACCACTGGCGAAGGAGATGTTGTAACGTACACAGCGTCTGCTTACGGCACTTGTGGTTTCAACCCAGACCCCTCAGCAGAAGGTTATGTACCCTACGCTGATCTTACTCAAGATACTGTTCTTGGGTGGGTGTACGACTCAGTAGATAAAGATGCTACTGAAGCAAGTCTGCAAGCTAATATTGATTTGCAGGTCAACCCTGTCACTGCTGCGGGTGTTCCGTGGTAGTTTTTAACTAGGAGAAAATCTAATGAGCAAAGACAACAAGCCTCAGATGATTACGATAAACGACGTTGAGTACGACACAGCCACATTCACTGAAGAGCAGATTGCTATGACCAATCACTGTCTTGATCTGGACAGGAAGATTGGCAACATGAACTTCCAGTTACAGCAGTTACAAGTGGGTAAGGATTCTTTCTTGAAGATGCTTACTGAGTGTTTAGAGGCTGTAGACAAGTCGCTTGAAACACAGCTTGACTAAAGTCTGGAAACTTAAATGACACACCTGTTCTTGCTAATGGTTCTGGTTAATGGACAGGTGGAGTCATCTGATATGTTTTTCTACAATATCCATAAATGCAACTTCTTCGCAAACGCCATAGTAATGGGTAAGGTAGAAAGAACCATTAACGCAGCACCAAGACGCATAACTCTCGCGGCCTACTGTTTGCCACGAGTCGCAGATAAAAACGCAGTGAGGGCATATGAGTGATAGAAATCATTGCGGCGGTATCCGCAGCAGGGAGGGCGTTTAACTACATCCAACAAGCTGTCAACAAAGGTCATGAGATAAACGATCTAGCACACAAGTTCGGTGCTTTCTTTGATGCGAAGGATAAGATAAGCGAGGCAGAGGCAGGTGTTGAGAATGCTTCATCAATGTCAAAGCTGTTTGCTAAAGGCTCTGTAGAATCAGCAGCTCTACAGATCACAATGGCAAAGCAAAAGACGCAGCAGATGGAAAAGCAGCTTCGTGAAATTATTACCTACACGGTAGGTCAGGATGTTTACATTGAGATGCTCAGGACTAGAGCTACTATTCGTAAGCACCGACTTGAAGCAGCGAGAGCAAGAGCCGCAAGAAAGCGTCTAATCATTGACGGTCTCGGCTTCGCTTTTATCGGCACAATTATTTTCGCCTGTATTATGGCAGTTCTGAGGGTATCCCTATGATCTTACAATTAGCACAAAGCCTTGTCGCGCCTGTTACTGGCATACTTGATAAGTTCATCGAGGACAAAGACCAGAAGGCAGCTATGGCGCATGAGATAGCGACTATTGCTGATAAGCAAGCCAATGAGCAAGCTAAGGCGCAGATACAATTAAACGCTGTAGAGGCCGCTCATACTTCTATGTTTGTAGCTGGATGGAGACCCTCAATTGGATGGGTGTGCAGTCTGGCTATGTTAATGAATTTTATATTACTGCCACTAATTAACGCAGGATTAGAGTTTGGTGGCGTTGATTTGCATATAGATTTAATCGACATGGAAACCATGATGCCAGTGTTGTTTGGTATGCTTGGCTTAGGTGGTATGCGTACTGCTGAGAAAATCAAAGGCGTTCAGAGAGAGAAATAGATGTCAGATTTAATTGATTACGCTAAGACAGATCGGCAACGCGAGGCTGTAAAGGCTTGGCAAGACTGCGGGGAAGTGATTGCTAAAGCGGCGGGTGTCTTGGGTATTTCTCCTTCTACAGTACGCGACCATATTGGTGCGGTTAAAAACTACGCAGCCAGTGCGGGTTACTCAAGCAACTGGGATGCTCGAAGACACGTTCCTGAAGGCGAAATAGTAACTGGTCGCAGCATCTACACCTCAGATGATGAAGGCAATAAGGCGTGGTTGAAGACTAAGCGGACTATGACCGAGGCTGAGCGAGACAAAGCGCTGCAAGGTTTTGTTGACGGTCTGGTTAAAGGGGTTAAACCGTACAAGCCTAAAGCCAAGCCAAAGACTAAGAAGTTTGCAGATGACCTATTACCTACCATAGTAATTGGTGACGCACACTTCGGGATGAGGGCTGATGCGAGGGAGACTAAGGAGCGCGACTACGATACTAAGATAGCGTCTACAAGTATGCTTGATGCTATTGACTACTTGGTTGATGCTGCTCCTGCATCCGAGCAATGCCTCTTGGTAAATCTCGGTGATTTTATCCATGCTAATGGGTCAAGTGGTACTACGTTTTCTGGCACAAAATTAGACGTCGATACCAGAATCGAAGTTGTGCTAGAGACAGCAGCGCAGACGTTTTTATTTGCAATAGATAAGTTGCTTACGAAACATAAGAGTTGCGTTGTCATCATGGCTCGAGGTAATCACGACTCAGATACGGCTATTGCGCTTGCGTTGATACTGAAGTTCTATTACTCAAAAGAGAAAAGGGTCACCATTTTAGACCCTCACGGATTTTTCCATACGCTACAGTTTGGAAAGAATCTGATAGCAGTACACCACGGCGACAAGGTGAAAGCTGATAAGCTGGCATCTATCCTGCCGCGAATGCTTCCTGAACAGTGGTCTTCTACTGTTTATCGTAAGTGGCTGTTGGGACACGTTCATCATCAGACCTTAAAGGAACACGATTCTGGGGTTTTGACGGAGACCTTTTCTACATTAGCTCCTCAAGATTCTTGGCATTCCGGGGCTGGCTACGGCGCTGCTTCGGCTATGCATCAAATTGTATTTCACAAAGATGGCGGCGAAGCTATTCGTCACGTTTACCAAATTAGGGCTTCTCGTAAAGTCCCTGACCTGACGCTATAGGTATTAATATGGATGACAAGCCCCAAGAAAGTCTCAGAATATCACTTGCTAGAATGGAGGAGCGCATCGTCACTGTGTTTAATCGCCAAAGTTCTATCGAGACAACGATGAATAGCTTATCTGACAAGGTAGACAAACTTACTGAGCAAGTGATTGCGGGGCGTTACGCCGAGCGCGTCATTTGGGTTTTAATCGTAGCTGCGGTATCTTATGGGGTACAGAATATATGACTGTTACTGATTTTCCTGATATCAAACGCACCAGAATGCGCGAATTGGCATTTGACAAGTTACAAGAATACGTAAATGAGTGTTATGATAGCGGCTTAGAAACCATTGAAGTCATTGGAATCATTGAGCTTTATAAGCAAGAGCTTATATGGTCTTTATCAGCAGACGAAGAGGATGAATAATGAATTTACTAACGTACTTGAGCTGGGTTAAAAAGTTGTGGAAGACAGTAATAGATATTATAAAGCTGATCGAAGAAACCATTCCTGACAATGGGGCTGGCAAAGAGAAGTTGGCGGCTTTTGATCTGTTGCTAAAAGCGGCAATTGAGAAGAGCGAAGACATTGATGAAGAGTTTGATAAGCTCCAGCCTGTGGCTCATGATATCGTGAATGTTGCTGTAGCTTTATTTAACAAAACTGGCCTGTTTAAAAAGTCATGACAGGTCGGCTGGAACAGCTCCTTATCAAGCATGAGGGCTACCAGAAGAAAGCATATGAGGATTCTGTCGGCGTAGTCTCCATTGGAGTCGGCAGAAACCTTGATGACCTGGGATTGTCTGACGATGAAATCATGTATCTTTTAAACAACGATATTGTTCGTTGCGATAAAGAGCTGATTAATTGTTTCCCTTGGTACTCAAAATTGAGCCGGGTTCGCCAGGAAGTGATGATCATGCTTTGCTTCAACCTTGGATTGACCAGGCTGCGTAAGTTCGTCAAAGCTCTTGCGTGGATGGAGCGCGGTGAATTCAGTCTCGCTGCTGATGAGTTCTTAGACTCAAGGTGGGCAAAGCAAGTTGGTCATCA